GGGCGCGGCTGACGGCTTGGCAAGCCTCTCCCACCCTGCGCAACTCTTATGTGAGTGTACCCGGCAAAGCCGGTGTCGCCGACTTCGGCTGTGACAGCGCCGAGCGCATCATTCCGGTACACTGTGGTGTCATGCCGCAGAAGAGTTTCGCGGCGCTGGTGGATATACTCGACAACATGGCCGAGTGGCTCGATCCGACAAATGGGCTTCAGGAGCTTGTGTTGGATGATGTGCCGGACAGGTATTTCATGGCAAGGCTCTCCGAGTCGGTGGACTGCGACCGTCTGCTCCGCACTGCCGGAGCATTTGATTTGAAATTCGTCTCGCCTGATCCACATGCCTATGCGCTGACGGATGAGACGTTCACGATAAGTTCTGCTGGAACACATGAAGTCCGGCGTATCAAGGGCAACACACAGTCCGAGCCGGTGTATCTCTTGAAAGGCGTTATCTCCTCCGGTGCGTCCACCTATATATCCATCCGGACGAACGACAGCGAAGTGCGGATTATTGGTGCGCTGGCATCCGGTGAAACGCTGGTCATAGATACCGGCAGGGTTACGGCGAAGGTTGTGGACGCACAGGGCGAAACACTTCGAAACGGACTGCCTTGTATGCAGGAACTGAGCTTTCCCTTGCTTCGAAAAGGTGCAAACACCGTGACCATAAGCACAACCGGCGCGACGTTCGCAGAACTTAAAATACAGGCGCAGAGCCGCTGGAGGTGATGATGTGGCGGTAAAATCAATTCTAACAACGCAGGAAGATTTCACAGGTGAATTTCCGATAACCGAGCAGACCTCTGCCATGTGGCGGTTCAATGAAGCCGCACCGGACAGCGACACACGGCTTTTGGATTCCGGCGGTAAAGGTCGGCACTTCACGGTTTCCGGCTGGTCTGGCACGACCGCCAGCTTACTAAACGGCCGCCACGGACGTTACCTCCGGATGAACATCAACAATCCGGCAACGGAAAAGACGCACTTAATCGCAACGAATGACGGGACTTTCTTTTCCGATTTGGGCGATAAAATCGTGGTCGGCGGCTGGATCAATCCGACGACATATTCAGTCGGCAATACCTACACGCCGATTTTCAATACAAGGCAAGGACCCGGTCAGCCGATTTTCTATATTTCTTTGTTCAGCGGCCGTCCTCGCATAATGTTGTACAATTCGGCGGGAACGCTCATCCTCGACCAGACCGAAACGGCAAGTTTCTCTATGGTGAACGGCGGCTGGTATTTTATCGCCACTGTCATTGGGGTAACGGCGAAAACCGCACAGCTCATGCTTTGCAACAGGGCTGACGGCGCGGTCTGGACGGCTCCCATTCGGACGTTCACGGGAGATTTGAACCCGTCCTGTACAGCGAACATCGTCATGGGCATGCATGCTGATACTTACTGGTACGCCGGAGGTATTGACGATTGGTTTTTTGAAACGAAGTCGAACCTGACCATTGAAAAGCTGACGGCATACTTTCGTCAGGCGATGCTGGGCAACGGTGCAAACAGCGCCGCCGACGTGGATGCGCTGGTCGAACCCGGAGCGGTTCTATTGAAGCGGACAAACAACGTCTATGCCGAAAGCGGTGTGCTGGAAACCACAGCGGCTTCCTGTTCACTCTCCGGCAGCGGTCGTGTGGCGGTCACTTCCGAGTATACGGCGGGAACGACGGCGATTGCGCTAATTGAAACTGCCACCTCCAACAACCTCACCGACTGGTCAACTTGGCAATCGGTCGGCGTAAACGGAGAGCTTGCCTCGCCCAACGCTGAATTTATCCGCTACCGGATTACATTGACCACCAACGACACCGCTGCAACTCCAAAACTACTGGACATACAGCTTAATGATATACCCAAACCGCCGTATGAACGGCTGGGTTTCTCCCGACCGATGGTGCTGGATAAAAACGGCGCGTGGGAATCGGTGCTGGAAAATGCCTATGACATCATCGTCACCGGAGAGGTCAACGGTGCGGACACGTTGGAATTCAAGATGCCGTTCAGCGACGGTAAGCGGCTGACGCTGGACAACGAAAAGTCGGTGCAGATTGTCAGGGATATGTACCGCATCCGCACAATTACCGATGAAAAAGGCACAGGCAGCGGAGCGATTACTTCGATTTACGCAGAAGCCGCTTTTTATGACTTGGCCTTCAGCGCAGAAAAACAGGAGACAGAGTTCAACGCCGACAGAGCGGACACGCCGATGCGCTTTGCTCTTCAAGGCACCGGTTGGTCGCTCGGCACAGTCAATGTGACTACGCTGCGGACATGGCTGTGTCAGGAAAAGAATGCACTGGCAATCCTGCGTATGACGGCGAATATCCACGGCGGCGATTTGGTATTCGATAACGGCAACCGCATCGTGCATCTGCTGACCTTCAGCGGCAACGAGTCGGGTGCGCTGTTTGCGTATAAAAAGAATCTTACCAACATCAAGCGCGTGGTTGATACCCGCTCTCTGGTGACGCGGCTCTATGCCTACGGAAAAGAAGGTATGAACTTCTCGCTCATAAACGGCGGCAAGGAGTATGTAGAGGATTACACCTATTCCAACGAAGTCAGGGTGTCCACGCTGGACTGCTCTAACTTCACCAATCCATACCAGATGCTGGAGTTTACCCGGATGCGACTTGCCGAGTACGCAAAACCTCGTGTTTCCTATGTGTTGACGGCAATGGACTTATCCGCGTTGACCGGCTATGAGCATGAACAGTGGGCGCTGGGCGATATCGTCACGGTGGATGACCGAGAACTGGATTTGACTATCCGGACGCGAATCATTCGAAGGCAGTACAACCTACAGGAGCCGTGGAAAACGGTGCTGGAGCTTTCCAGCAAACTGCGGGAACTCGGCGATTCGTCTACAGCGGCCGTTGCGGATGAACTGTCGCAGACCGACACGGTACAGCAGGAAATTAAGGATATGGTGCCGTTCAATCATCTGCGAAACTCCCGTGCGGACGATGGGTTCACCTATTGGCAGAATTCCGGCTTTGACATAGACACCGAGAACGGCTCTTCCGGCACGGCTTCGTTCAGAGCTGTCGGTGTACCCGGCACAAAGAGTATGGCGCAGACGGTCTATCCCGCTAACCGCCGCAACTATACACTTTCGGCGCAGATTGGATCGGAGAATCTGCAGAAAGGTTCGAACGGTCAGGTCGGCATTGAGGTGGTTTTTGAGTACGAGGACGGCACGACCGAGACGCGTTTCATTGATTTATTTTAGAGAGGATGGTGTTTGGCTATGGCATATTTTCAACAAATCGCGCGGGACGCTTCGCCCAAGGGCTATGGCAAACTGCGCTCGATTACCATCCGGCTCTGTGTAACGAACTGCTCGGGCATGGTGTACTTCACGGACATCATGCTTCAGGCTGGAAGCATCGCTACTGGCTGGGTTGGACATGTATGCGAGATTAAGTGGACGCTGGATGGCTAATACCTGAAAAACACCTAAAGTAGTGGATTTGTTCATGGTTTTTATGCTATAATTCGTTCGTGGCTACATTGTATAGCTGCGAATGAATTAGTATGATCGAAGGGTGACTTTTATGTACAACATGATTGATGCTGTTATTATAGATACATCGGCTTTTGTAACTGAACAATGTGATTTTATGGGATTGAGTAGTGCTATGCTCCCGTCATTATTTAATCTGTTGGAAGAGAAGAAGATTGTACTTTTATCTCATCCGATACTACAGGAAGAAATAAAAAAGCATACCAAGAATTCTGCTTTACTTGAAAAATTGATCAATCTCAAAAAGTCCATAGCAAGATATAAGGCTGTTTTGCCACTTATACAAATATCTGCGGATGAGACTGTCAGTAAAATCGAATCCTTAGAATTAGACAGCAAAATGGTAAGTGCTTTTGAGGGTTTCTATAAGAACGCGAAAATTCTACCCTATCCGAAGCCTGAGACCATCTTTACTCAATATTTTGCTTTTCAACCACCCTTTTCAGAAAGCGGAGAGAAGAAAAGTGAATTCCCTGATGCTTTTGTCATTGAAGCTATAAAGCAGTATCTTTTATTACATTCGACATCGTCAGTCCTCGTAATTAGTAGTGACTCAGATTGGGCAAAAGCACTTTCAGAAGTCTCAAGAGCTTCTTTGGCAGACTCAATATCTCAAGGAATGCAGATTTTGCAGAGTAGCGAAAATGTAATACCGATATTTAATGCCGTAAAGAAAGATATTGAAAAAGAAGTGCTTTTTCATGCTGAATGTGAATGCTATGAACTAAATGGGTTTGAAGAAGTAGAAGATGATTTGGAAATAACATCTGTAAAAGTAGAAGAATTAAGCGACGATATAATTCCGCTGAAGATTTCGGAAACGTCTGTATTGCTACGAACATATGCAACCCTCAAATTGTCTGGAGGAGCTACGGTGCTTGATGATTCACGCTCGTATTGGGACAAAGAGGATGGAAAATATCTGTTTGTTGCATACAATAACATTTCTTTTAATAATGGATTGGCAGAGGTTGAATGCGAAGTAGAAATAAAATTTGATCCAGAAGACTTTGAGGATAGTGCATATGTTGAGTCGGTTAAGCTCAATGTAAGATATAATATTGAAGTAACCGTCGATGAAGATGACGTTGTCTATGCCGACCCTGAACAAGATGCTTCAGCTGATGCGATGGATGCCTTGGAGGAATATCATCGGCATTAATTAGGGATAAGTTAAGCCCAAATAGTAAAGAAAAAGATCACTCCGGTGGTCTTTTTTCTTTGCCCGAAAGGAGGTGCCGTCAGTGGCAATCAGCTTCATAAGGTTCGCCGAAACGATAAAAGTCAAAGAGGAAAAGCGTGTGGTTAGCGTTACGCTGCGTCCAATGATTGCCGCTTGCACCGGCGTGATCTATTTCACTGACCTTCAGCTTCAGGAAAGCGAGCGGCTCACAGGATACACGCCGCACACGACCACCATGCTACGAAAGTCCGCAAACCCGGCGAGGTATCACAACGGCATCGTCCGGAGCGGTGAAACCATTATCATCTTTAACCTCGGCGAAACCTCCTCCGGACTGGACTGTTATATCTATCCCATCCAAGCGATGGTAGCTGAAAGTATCTCACTCTCACAGGGCGCAGGTTCACATCATGCGCAATTCCTCTCAGCGGCAAACGCCGGTGACGAATTTGCGCTGAAGGCTTCCACGCGGCAGTCACTGCGAAACGGTAATCAGACTACCAAACACGGATTTTATCAGTACACCGCCGCCAGTGACAGCAAGCACCAAGTGAAACTGGAGGACAGAAAATCGGCGCGTGTGTACTTCGAATATATGGAAATGCTGAAAGGAGAATCCCGCCCATGAGCAGAGATTATTTGAAAGGCAAACGGTGCATGATATGGTCATTCATGGGCAACACCCGCATGTACGAGGCGCTCCGTGACTACGGCGACCGGCTGGACTCAGTCGGCATTTTCACTTTTGAAGTGGATATAACCGGCACGATCACCGAGACCGGCACCAGCATCTCCAGCATGGTGCCGTACATCAATAAGTGGACGCATATCAAGTGGCTGCTAACCATTATGAACCACGGCACGGCATCCATCTTCACTGCGCTCCGCAACAATACAGGCGGCGCAAAAACGAAGTTTCTCTCGGAGATTGTGCGTATTATGCAGAAATATCCTTGGTGTGCCGGAGTGGACATCGACTTGGAGCGCGGTGGCGAGTTCGAGAACCGTGACGCAGCGAATGCGCTGTTCAGGGATATCCACCAAACAGTGAAGGCATATAACACGGCAAAGCTCATCAACATCTGTCTGCCCGGCATGACTTCGATGAACGGCTCAGTCGGCGGTGAGAATTGGTGCGTGTACGCTGACTTGAACGCCTACTGCGACACCGCATCCATCATGAGCTACGGTATGGCATGGGCAGGCTCCGCGCCCGGACCTGTTTCTCCGAGAAGCTGGCTGGAGGGCATATACGATTACGCGACTCAAGCGATGAATCCGAACAAGATATTTCTCGGACTTCCGGCATACGGCTGGAATTGGCAGATTCACGATTATCCCGCCAATCTCGGCAGCTCGTACCGTGGTGTTTCAAATACCTATTACGCCGCCAAGAACTGGATGACAGGCGTGTACAACTTCACTGATGACCAGCCGCCCCAGCCGTTTATCCCCATCATCGCATATTGGGATGACCATGACAAAGTGCCGTGGGCGCTTCCGCAAGTATATGATTATATGGAGGGCTGGGACGCACCTGAGAAGGTTTCGCCCATCACACAGGAAACCTACAACCGCCGCCGTTACCTCACTTGTTACGGCAAGACACAAAAATCCGAGTTCGGCACGATTTATACCGACCGAAACGGCATCCCTGATTCATATTCAGGCAATGTCGTTATCGGTGACACGACGGCCACACTTGGCAACGGCGGCACCGCGACCTATAGATTCAATGTCGACCAGTCCGGCGTGTATGACGTGGCAGTGCGAATCTGTTATCCATTTTGGGACAAGAATGCCATCAACATTTCGCTTGACGGTACTGTGAAGTCATTTTCAGAAAACCGCCTGTGGTGGCCATACTGGAAAAGTACCTGCTGGCTGGTTCTCGCCAAGAGCCGAAGTCTATCGGCGGGACAACACACGATTGTTTTGAGCGGCGGTGTTCCCGGCGTTCAGTTCTACGGTTTTCGTGTCTGCTCGAATTTCTCGGAATCGCCGTCTGCAGGTGAAGCCGTGTTTTCTCTTTCGCCTCGCCAATTCAAGGATGTGAACGGAAATATGGCTGTGCCGGACAAAGGCTTCAAGCTAACCACTGAGGTTCTGCGCCGAAAGCCGGACTCGGCTCTTGCTTGGTATGAGGATTTCCGTGACCCGATTACACTGCAAAGCACCTATTGGGAAACGCTCTCCGGTAGCTGGGCGGTGTGGCGCAGTGAGGAATATTCCACCGGCAGGGTTTATTCTCAGCTTGAAGGCAGTGGTCAGATTGCGTGGAAACACAGCGGTTTCGGTGATGTGCATCTCAGGGCGAGAATAGCCTTTCCGTCCAACGGAACAGGCCGTGCCGGTGTTTTTTGCGGGAATATTTTCTGCTGTATCAACATCGACACCCAGCGGCTGGAACTATATCAAGGCTCTACGCTGCTCGGCAGTTACAGTGCGACATACTCAAGAACGCCTACCGCCGACATCCGCACCAATCCGAATATGTATCTCATCGAGATGCGCAAGCGCGGAAATCGTGTGCGGGTATATTCCGGCAACAGCAACACACTGCGGTTCACGGCGACGATTACTCCTTCGACCGGATACTGTGGCATTCAGTCGGACGGGCAAATTAAATGCGAACTGCTACGGCTTGGCGATGCTTGGACATATGAGCCGTATGAGGCGTTCGATGTCGTCATGCCGGACGGCAGCACCATGAACTATGGTCGTATTTCACGCTCCGGTGTGACTTGGGACAGCGAGTTTCAGGTGTTCACGCTGACTTCTGATGTGGAGGAAACGAGTACCCGGAGCGCGGATATTTCAATGGACTACGACTTTTTCCACTCCGACCTGCTGCGGATTACCTGTGGTGGCGACTACACCGCGAGGGTAATTCCGAAGGACATCAACGTGTGGATTTCTCGGCTGTTCCTCGGCGATGCGGACGGCTTTTCAATTCTCTATTATCAGGATGTGGATAGTTTGGTGTATTGGGCGAATGAAGCGGCGTACCGCTGGAACCTGCGCGGTATCGCCATCTGGTCGCTCGGTCAGGAAGATACTCGGCTGTGGGAGGCTATGCCTCGGCAGATATAGCCACAAGTACAACAAATAAATATATACAGTTATAACGGCGCTTCCGCAATCGTGCGGAGGCGCTTTTATATAGAAAAAAACGAACAGGAGGTTTTGACAATGAAAGGACTATGGACAGGAATTCAGGTGGCTATTGCGGCGGCGGGAGGCTTCTTCGGCTGGTTTTTGGGAGGGCTTGACGGCTTTCTCTATGCGTTGATTGCCTTTGTGGTGATCGACTACCTGACAGGCGTGATGTGCGCCATCGTGGACAAAGAATTGTCCAGCAACGTGGGCTTTAAGGGGTTGTTCCGAAAGATACTCATCTTTGTGATGGTGGGTGTCGGACATCTCGTTGACAGCCAAATCATCGGCGACGGCAGCGTTCTTCGGACGGCCGTCATTTTCTTTTATCTGAGCAACGAAGGTGTGTCTCTGCTGGAGAACGCAGCACATCTCGGTCTGCCGGTGCCGGAAAAGCTGAAGGACGTATTGGCGCAGCTTCACAATAAGGGTGACAAGGAGGAATAAGATGGCGCTCACACAAAAGCAGCAAGACTTCATTACCCAAGTCGGCGCTTTCGCTTCTGCGGATACGAAGCAAAGCGGAATTCTCGCTTCGCTTACCATCGCACAGGCAATCTTGGAAAGCGGCTGGGGTACATCCGCACTGGCGGTCAATGCAAACGCGCTGTTCGGCATCAAAGCCGATTCCCGCTGGAGCGGCCGTGTGTACAGCACTGCCACAAAGGAGTGCTATGACGGCGTGAACTTCACGACAGTGGATGCGTTATTCCGCGCCTACGATAGCTGGGAGCATTCGCTTTCAGACCACTCGGCTTTCATCGTGGGCAGTTCCCGATATGCACAAGTTATCGGAGAACCGGACTACAAGGTAGCTTGCACCGCCATTCACACGGCGGGTTATGCGACCGATCCGGAGTACGCAAAGAAGCTCATCACAATCATTGAGAATTACAATCTGGCGGCATATGACGCTGCCGGAGGAAAGGAAGAACACAAGATGAATTTAAGAACACTTATTTTCACGAACAATGCCTGCTACAAAGCGAGTAGGAAAATCACGCCGAAAGGCATCATGGTGCATAGCACCGGCGCGAACAATCCAAATCTGAAGCGTTATGTCGGGCCTGATGACGGTTTGCTCGGTAAGAACCAGTATAACAACCACTGGAATCAGGACAAGCCTGACGGCCGTCAGGTATGTGTCCACGGCTTCATCGGCAAGCTGGCGGACGGCTCGATTGCCACATACCAGACCTTGCCGTGGAATCATCGCGGCTGGCACTGCGGCGGTGACGGCAATAATACGCATATTTCATTCGAAATCTGTGAGGATGGTCTGACCGATGCCGCTTATTTCAATAAGGTATATCAGGAGGCTGTGGAGCTTTGTGCCTACCTATGTAAAATGTATAACTTCGATCCCATGAAGGACGGCGTTATTATCGGCCATTATGAAGGTCACAAGCGAGGCATTGCATCCAACCACGGAGATCCCGCCAACTGGTTTCCTAAGCATAAAAAGAGCATGGACACCTTCCGTGCGGCGGTCAAGGCGGCTCTTGCCGGTGGCGGCACCGTCACTCCCGCACCGGAACCTGCTCCGACTCCTGAGCCGGCACCAACACCAACGCCTCCCAGTATCACCGAAGGTTCGCTGGTCGAGGTGAAATCCGGCACTGCAAATTATTATCCCAGCAGTAAGACGATTCCGGCATGGGTGATTTCTGATTATCACCACAAGGTCACGCAGGTCACTTCTGGAGGCAAGGCCGTCACCAAAGGCGGCAAGACATGCGTACTGCTCGGGAAAAAGGTACACAAAAAGACCGGCAAGGAAGAAGCCGGTATCAACACATGGATTGCCGTTGATGCTTTGACCGTGGTCGGTGCATCGTCAGGCGGCAATTCCGATGAAACCTACACGGTCAAAAAGGGCGACACGCTTTGGGGCATCGCTGCGGCGAAACTCGGCAGCGGTGCCCGGTATCCGGAGATTAAGACGCTCAACGGACTGCCCAGCGATACCATCACGACCGGACAAAAGTTAAAAATTCCAAAATAACAATGAAAGGATAACACCTTGAGGACGGTTCACCACGAGCCGTCCTCTCCTTTTTATCCCCATGGAGGTGATTGCCATGACAGGCGAACAAAAATTACGCATTCAGGAAATGCGGCTTCAGGGGACAGCTTTTTCACAGATTGCCGACACGCTCGGTCTTTCCGTGAATACAGTCAAGTCCTTCTGCCGACGCAGTTTCCTTTCCAACGCCTGCGACGCTTCCAAAGATACGGGGAACGAAGATAACAACGATACATGCAAACACTGCGGAAAACATCTGAAGCAGACACCGAAAGCTAAGCCGAAAATATTCTGCGGCACTGATTGCCGCTATGCGTGGTGGAACACCCACCGAAACCTGCCAGACCGGAAAGCGTCCCGTGTTCTTATATGCGCTCACTGCGGTGAAGAGTTCATCGGATACGGCAGCAGAGACCGAAAATACTGCGGTCACTCCTGCTATATCACCGCCCGTTTCGGGGAGGTGGATTCGCTATGACCAAAGAGCAGCTTGAGCGGGAACGCGACTACGGTGCGGCGATGTCCATCGCAAAATCACTGCTTCGGGCGAGGCTGATTACGGAACGTGAGTACCGTAAAATTGATACAATTTACAGGCGCAAATACCGGCCTATTATCGGCGGTTTGCGGCCTTGACTTTTAGGGTGTTTAGAGTGATGAATGTAATGCTGAATCAATAGGTTCAGACACCTTGAAAGGAGGGGTTTTATGCGAAACATAACGAAACTCGAACCCGCAAACCCGGCACTGCCAGCTAAAAAGCGTGTGTCGGCATACGCCCGTGTTTCCAGCGGGAAAGACGCTATGCTCCAGTCATTGTCGGCGCAGGTCAGCTACTACAGCGCTTATATCCAGCGCCGACCTGATTGGGAGTACACTGGCGTTTATGCGGATGAGGCTTTCACAGGCACGAAGGACGAGCGTCCGGAATTTCAGCGGTTGATAAACGACTGTAGAAACGGAAAAATCGACATTGTGATTACGAAGTCCATCTCACGCTTTGCGAGGAACACGGTGACCATGCTGGAAACGGTGCGGGAACTGAGATTGCTCGGTGTGGATGTCTACTTCGAAAAAGAGAATATTCATTCTATCAGCGAGGATGGCGAGGTAATGCTCACCATCCTCGCTTCTTATGCACAGGAAGAGAGCCGCTCGGTGTCCGAGAATATCAAGTGGCGTGTCCGGAAGCGGTTTGCTAAAGGCGAACTGGTCAGCTTCAACACCATGTACGGATACGATATCACGAAGGGAGTCGTCGAAATCAACGAAGAACAGGCGGCCGTGGTTCGGATGATTTTTGCGGACTATATCGGCGATGGGACTCCCGATAACGGCATGGGCGTGAGCCTGATTGCCAAGAAGCTGAATGAGATGGGCATACCGTCACAGAAAGGCGGCGTGTGGCATGCTTCGGTTTTGACCACGCTCATCAAGAACGAAAAACTGACAGGAAACGCACTCCTGCAGAAAAAGTTCACCGCCAATCATCTCACAAAAAAGCAGGTTCGTAACGAAGGCCAGCTTCCGCAATATTACGCCGAGGACACGCACCCGGCGATTATTGACATGGCGACCTTCGAGACGGCACAGAGAATCAGAGCGGAGCGCGCTGAATACTGCTCGGCAGCCGGAGGGACAAAAAAGCGGACGTACCCATTCACGGGGAAAATCCTCTGCCGGTCTTGCGGCAAGAACTACAAACGCAAAATCGCCAACGGAAAACACTACTGGCAGTGTTCCACATTTCTGCAGCTTGGAAAGAACAAATGCAAAGCAAAGCAGATTCCTGAAACGACGCTGATGGAGACCACCGCCGAGGTTCTCGGCCTTGCGGTATTCGACGAGACAGTGTTCTCGGCTCGGATTACGGAAATATGGGTTCCCGCCGATAACAGGCTCACGTTTGTTTTCAATGACGGACACATAGTCGAGGCGGCCTGGCAAGACCGCTCACGGAGCGAAAGCTGGACGGACGAAATGCGCCGGACAGCGAGTGAGCGGCAGTCGCGGATTAACGAGGAAAGGAGGAAAAAGCAATGAGTACAGCAAGAGCAACAAGAGTTACGATGCGCCCGCCGACCATAGACATGGCGACAAAATCGATGCTGGCGGCACAGGCGAAAAAGCGTGTATCAGGCTATGCGAGGGTTTCGACCGATTTAGACGAACAGCAGAACAGCTACGAAGCGCAGGTCGATTTTTATACCAACCACATCAAGTCGAACGATGCATGGCAGTTCGTCGGCGTATATACCGATGAGGGCATTTCGGCAACCACCACCTCCAAGCGTGAGGGCTTCAAGCAGATGATTGCCGATGCACTGGATGGCAAGATAGACCTTATCTTGACGAAGTCGGTCAGCCGGTTCGCCCGGAACACGGTGGACAGCTTGATCACCGTTCGACAGCTCAAGGAAAAAGGCGTGGAGGTCTACTTCGAGAAAGAAAATATTTACACGCTGGATTCAAAGGGCGAGCTTCTTATCACGATAATGAGTTCGCTGGCACAGGAAGAGAGCCGCTCCATTTCGGAAAATGTCACATGGGGACAACGCAAACGGATGCAGGACGGCAAGGTCAACCTGCCATACAAACAGTTCCTCGGCTACGAAAAGGGTGAGGACGGCTTGCCGAAGGTTGTGGAGTCCGAAGCGGCTACCGTCCGGCTAATATACAAATTATATTTGAACGGTAAAACATTCACCGCCATAGCCAAGCACCTCATGGCGGAGGGCATTCTGTCACCTGCAGGAAAAGAGAAATGGAATATCTCGGTTATACAGAGTATTCTCACTAACGAGAAATATAAGGGCGATGCGCTCCTGCAGAAAAAATTCACGGTGGATTTTCTCACCAAGAAGACGAAGGTCAACGAGGGTGAGATTCCGCAATATTATGTTGAAAATTCTCATCCGGCGATTATAACGCCAGAGATGTTCGATTTGGTACAATCCGAAATCAAGCGGAACAAGACGACAGGAACCAGCCGGAGCGGAGCGCATTGCTTCTCCAGCCGGATAATCTGCGGGGAGTGCGGCGGCGTTTACGGCTCGAAGGTCTGGCAGTCCACCAGTAAATACAAGCGCACGGTGTGGCAGTGCAATGAAAAATATAAAATGCGAGGCACAGTCAAGTGCCACACGCCGCACCTGACTCAGGAAACGCTGGAATGGGCCTTCACCGAAGCATTCAACCGCATCCTGACAGACAAGGATTTTTACATTGAGGAATACGATGCCATTGTACAGATGCTGACCGGCACATCCGAACTGGACGAAGAAACGGCCACGCTTCAAGAAGAATGTGCGGTGGTCATGGAGCTTATACAGCGCGGCGTATATGAAAACGCCCACACTGCACAGGATCAGGAAGAATACCAGCGGAAAAATGCATCGCTGGTAGCTCGTTATGAAACGGCAAAGAACCGGCTGGACGAGATTCTTGCCGAATGCCAGTCTCGCACGGCTCGGAAAGAAAAGATTACCCGCTTCCTTTACGATTTGAAAAAGCAGGATGAACTGCTGACCGAGTTCGACGAGGCACTTTGGTACGCCACCATCGACTGGGTAACGGTTTATTCTGATAAGGATGTGGCATTCGAGTTCAAGGACGGCACGATAATCCACATCGACGTGCGAGGGAAATAGACACAGCGAAGCCCGCAGGAAGTGGCAAACGAGCCGTTCCTGCGGGCTTTTTCTATATCAATATGGGAATGGTGTCACCGTATGCACCCAAGCGAAGAAAAATGCACCCATTGCACCCAAGGCACCGATGGGTGCATCGTTACACTTTAGGTGCAAGGGTGACCGCTTCAAAAAGTGTCATATGCGGCACTGAAAACACTTCAAGACGCAAGAAAAGCCCGTGGTTACGGGCTTTTCTGCTTCATCAGGATTTTATCAATCCCGACGTTTCTTGATGGTGGAGATGAGGGGAATTGAACCCCTGTCCGAAAACCCATCCATAAGAACTTCTTCCATCAGAGTCAGTCTTTTCACATTCCCTCGTTACATCGCCGATTGACAGGCTATGCACCTTAGTAGCTTCATCATTCTTTTTTTACCGCAAAGCTTAGGTAAAAAAGTGCCCCGCAAAGTCGAC